TCGCAAATTAAAATCGCATTAAAATCGCAGAATGCGAAAAGTTACAAAAACTTTATAAATATTTTTTCTTACCATTTATCATAACAAATTTTATTTTAAGTTAACATTTTTGTCTTAATATAAAATATTTCTCTCAAAATTTAATTTAAAATTATTTCTTACCATTTTACATAATAAAAAATATAAATTTTAGTAAAAATATTTAACAAAAAATCATATATTAGTTTTTTATGCTTTTAAAATATTTATTATCTTATATCATAACAAATATTTTATATTTTTATTTGTGGTCACACTAATTTCGCGCGTCAGCACTCAGATTTTATTTTAGAACTGAGATAAAATATTGAAAACTTATATTTATTTATAATATTTTGAGAGATTATTGAAGAGAGTTAGGTTTTCTCTAAAATATTTTTAAATTATTTATTATTTTAATTTTATTTATGTAATACTCTAAATAAAATTAAAGAATTAACTCATCTTCTCTTTTTTGTTGGTCTTCTTCTTTTTGTATGTCTTCTTTTTGTTGGTCTTCTTTTTAATTTACCTCCTCTTAAATTTTTCACATCTGTTCTAGCCTGTATAATATCAACTTTACCCATATTATGCGGTAAAAAAATTCTTCTAGGTAATAATTTTTCTACATCATTTAATATTTTAATCTCTTCTCCATCATTGCTAATCTTAGTTTTTAAAACACTTCCTTCATTATTTAAAAAACTTCCTAAATTTTTAAAAAAACGAGATTTAATATGATTATTAGGTAACATAAATTCCGAGGTATTAAAATATACATTATTATATACACCATTCAACAATTCATTGATTTTAAAAAAACCTATACCTGTTATTTCTTTATCTAGTCTTTTATCAAATGTTTTTAAAATTTCATTTGCTGTATTATTTACTTTAATAACAAAACTGTGAAAATTATCAGCGATTAAATTATCTCTAGCTTTATTAATTATATGTCCAGATAAGAAATAAATATTATATTGATCTAATTTAAATCCTATTTCTTCTTCTAATTCTTTATTTATTGTTTTTATGATATTATCACCTTCATCTACTGCTCCACTTACTCCTTTAATATTACCTCTTTCAAGAGCAGAAAGAATATAGTTATCTTTGGTTATTATATATACATTAATACCTTGTATACTTGTAGCATAAGACTGGACAACTTGCTTCGGACGACCGTCTAAATATGTATTCCTGTCTTTGAATAATACTATTGAATCGTTAGATTGATCATCATTTTTTTTAGATAAATGATGTAATTTAAAATTATCATCTTTTCTAAAATAATTTAATACCTTATCATCTAATTCACTTAATGAAAAACTAAGATAGACAACTTTATAATTTTTGACACACTCTTCAACTACTTTTATAATTAAAGAACTAAATATATCTGTATCTGAATTTTTTATTTTAAGAACAATAGGAATATTTTCATCCCCAATGTTGTTAAATATTTTTGATATTCCTAAATAAATATAATTTGTTAAATTTTTATATAATTTTTTAAATTGATTATCTGGTGGCATAGTAAAATAATTTGTTTGACTTCTATCTTTGTAGAGTTTGGGTTTAAATTCAGAGTAAAATTGCTCGGTAAGTGGATCCTTGGTTAGATCATAGACCTCATCTCCTGCTGTGTCTTTTATTTGTTTTTTTAATTCTTCTATAAAAAATTTAACTCTTGCATTGATATCTTCAATAGTTATATTACTTATTTTACTTGGTGATGGTAAAGTAGCTGGTGATGGTAATTTAGTTGGTGATTTATTTTCTTCATCTTCCATTGTTTCTTCTTCTATTGTTTCATCCATCATTGTTTATAATATATATATATATATATACATTATATAAAATATTTTATTTCAATTCCTATTTCAATTCCGATTTCAATTCTCATTTCCAAACCATTGTAAAATTTTTTTTCTTTTCTTTTTTTAATTAAAAATATTTAAGTCGCCACTAAAGTGGCTAATGGCGAAGCCATGACTTAAATATTTTTACTCCGTCTCTATACAAATTTCATTATTTTCTGGCTTCTCTTTCTTCAAAGTTGCCTTATATTTTGCACAACCACGCATATGAGCCGATAATGACTGGGCTTTTTTACCAATAAATCCACAATATTTACACACATTTTTATTATTTTGAGTATTACATTTTGATTCTAAAAACTTTTCCAAACTTGAAAAATTAAATTCTTCTTCATGTTTTATTAAATTTGCCACAAAATCTTTCGCCATTTTGATTGTTCTCTCTTTATGTGCCAAATAATTTTGATATTCTGCATTAATAAATTGTGTTAATTCTTTTGAAATACTATATTCAGTGCTTTGATTTATTTCTAACACATCAATTTCCTTCAAAATTTCACTTATATTGTCAATAATATCTACTCCAACACTTATTTTTTCTGGATCATAATTTACATTATGAATATATACAGTAACCAAGTTTCCTTCCAAAATATTAATTTCATAATTATCTTTTGAACATATTCCAACATTTTGAGAGAGAAAAAGACCATGACATTTTTGTGTTTCAACATCTCTCACAAATTTTTGAACTTCAGCATTTACAATTGCCCGTGTCCAATCTTTATTTTCAACCAAAATTTTAGGTTTATTCTTTCTTAACATCATAATGTCACCGGTTTCCTTGGTCTTTCCAACATCTTCAATTTCAGCCAAAGGATAAACTTCTGCCAAAACATTACTTAATAAATTTTCAGACATCTTTCCTTTTTTACTTGAATTTTCAAAACGCTTTAAGAGAGAATTTAATGTATCATTTTGACAATTTATTATCTCTCTATTTGCATTTGTTGTTTCTTTTAATCCTGAAATTTGACTATTTATTATCTCTCTATTTGCATTTGTTGTTTCTTTTAATCCTGAGATTTTATTTTCTAATACTTGTTCTAATCTTCCAGATACATTAGCAACTAATGTTGATTGTTGTTCTTTGAGTTTTTCTCTCAAAGTTGGCTCTAATTTTTCATTTACACTATTTGACAAAATCATTCTTATATCTTCATTTAATCCTCTCTTAACTTCCACCATTGCAGCCGAGAGAATACTCTTATTATCACTTCTTAAACACTTAATAGAATCTAAAATTTCTGTTACTGTAGTATTTGTCAATGTTTTATTCATGTTCTCATTGAGAGATTCCATTATATCTATAAATTTTAAAATAGTTGCTTCAAAATCCATATCAGGGCGCTGCTCAAAAAATGAGAGAATCCGTTTATCTGTAATTTGTAAAACCATTATTATTATTAATATATTCTCTCTAAATCGTATTCTAAATATTTATTATCTTTTATCATAACAAATATTTTAAATAATTTTATTTATGCTAAGACAAAATTTCGCGCATCAGCACTCAGAATTAATTTCAGACTTGAGATAAAATATTGAAAACTTATATTTATTTATAATATTTTGAGAGATTATTAAACGAAGTTAGATTTTTTCTCAAATATTTTAAAATTATTTTTATATTTTTAATTTTATTTATGTAAAAATCAAAATAAAATTAAATAAATTAACTAAAAAAAATATGTTTTAAATATTTGTATCTATATAATGTTATTATTTTCAAGATATAAATTTACTACAAAACATCGTTAATAAAGTCTAAGTTTAAATTCTCATAAAAATTATATTTTTTATATAATTCTTTTAATTCACTTTTTAAATCTTCTATTTCTAATGATTTAGTAATACGACTTTTTTTTATTTTTTCAGTATCTCCACGTAATCGCCCTGTAGTATTTTCAAGTCTTTTAAGTCCGAGTATTTCTTCATCTAATTTATTTTTTTTTTTTCTATATCAGCTTTTAATTTAATGACATCTTCTCGGAGTGCAAGTCTATGATTAGTCATCCATTCAACTGTATTTTCTTTATTTTCCTCTCTTTTAGCATCATGAATTTTCTTGTCTGCTATCTCATGAGCTAATTTTGATACATAATTTCTATATGAATTCGTAATTCTTCGTCCAAAGATTTCTTTTTCTAAATTTTTAGTAATTTTTTCAGCAATTTCTGTTTGATATAATCCAAATGATTTAAGTTTTTGCATTATTAATTTAACTGCAAGTGCTTTTTCACTTGCAATTTCTTTTTTATCTAGAACATTTTCACCTTTTCCTAATTTATTTTTTTTTAGTGTAAATCTCTTTCTATTTTTTAAAAATTTTTTATTAGTCTTCTGTTTTTTATTAGTTTTATGTTTTTTTTTCATGAATATATATAATATTAATGGATAAAATAATATTGTATTTTATATTTTTATGTTTTCCAGCAAGATTATTATTATCTATATTGGCTAAAATAATTAAACCTATATATTTACCAATTATAGGTATATTTACAACTTTTATAAGTATTAATTTCTTTATAAATTTTATACAATATAGAAAAGAAGAAAAAGGATTTTTTGGAAATTATGTATGGTGGAATAATTATAGATTAATACATAGTTTTACTTATGCTATATTTTCAATACTAGCATTTCTAAATTATAATAAGGCATGGATTATATTATTTATTGATGCAATTCTAGGATTAATATTTTTTATACACAAATATTTTAATTTATTATGTATTATGTAAATAATTAATAATATTTTATAATTTCTCTCAAGATAATATAAAAAAAATGAATAATTTAATTTATTTATTTATCCCAATGATTTCTGTATATATTGTATCTTATTATTATCCTGTTACAAAAGAAGCTGGAAAAGAAATATGGTTTAGACCACCACCTTATGTTTTTGGTATTGTTTGGCCAATTTTATTATTATTAATTGGATTTTCTTGGTATTTATCAAAAAATCTCTCAATTTATTACGTTATTTTAACACTTCTTCTCTCTACTTGGTCTATTTTCTGGAATTATTCTAAAATATTTTCATTTATTAATATTATTATTACTACATTTTTTACTTTATATTTAATATTTAAGCAATTCAATAAAAAATCATCTATTTTATTAATACCACTCGTTCTATGGTTATTTTTTGCAAGTTTACTTAATTTTTATAATATATAAAATAAAATATTTTTAAAATAAATAATATAATTATAATTTATAAAAATGGCAAGTGATACTTTTACAATTAGCGTAACTGGAGATTCTAATGATTCTAATTTAGTTTTAGGATCTACTGATGGTAAAATTTCTGAAGGTAGTGGTCCTGCTGGTCCTGCTGGTCCTGCTGGTCCTGCTGGTCCTGCTGGTCCTGCCGGTCCTGCTGGTCCTGCTGGTGCCACTGGTGCCACTGGTGCCACTGGTGCCACTGGTGCTGCCGGTCTTATTGGTCCAGCCGGTGTTGCTGGTCCTGCTGGTACAAATGCTCCTGTTCCTACTGGTAAATTAGATTTATCACCATACATATATCCACCAGCATTACATTATGATTCATTTGTATTTGATCTTAAATTAACTACCACAAATCCAAATGGTGGTCTTACTAAAACTAATATAACAAACAAAAATCATTATTATGATGTTGCAAAATCTGCAGAATTAAAATTAAAACATGGAGATACATCCCGTATTAATAATGCTTTAGCTGGTAATCCATATATAATGGAATTCCCAGGATTAATAATAGATGATCCTAGTAATTCTGGTTATGATGTATCTGACCCAAATTTAACAAGATATGTCGGTTCACGTACTATTGCACAAATGGAAAGATTACATGCAGCTGCTAATTGTGGAGGACAAGCTGTTATTTTTTATTTAGTATTAGAATCATATAGTGCTGCTCTTAATTCTTATGGCATTGGACCTGATCCATCTAATGCTGCTGATTTTTCATTTGTTTTTGTTAATGATTTAGGGGCACTACCACCTGGTGGTGCATATCTTCCACCTGGTTCTGGTGGTCATTATTTAGTTGATGCTTCTGGAGTTACATTTAGTGATAAATTATATGAATGGGCTGGTATAACAGTAGATCCAAGTGGTGATTATATGCGTGATGGATCAACAAATCATATTAAAATGGATAATTTAGTAAATAATGTATATTTAAAAAATGCAGTAGAATTCTTTTTATCATATTATCGTGTTTATAAATTAGAAAGAGCTCTTCAATATGGTCTAGTTACTTTGGATGAACATTATGCAATTGAATTATTAGCCGATGTTGGTGATATACCATTAATTGGATTAGATGCATCTGCTCAATCATTTGATATTAAAGGATTTCCATCATTCAAAAGATATATGAATGATTTACAAAATTTATTACAAAGTGTATTAGATATTTCTGGAATAAATAATCGTGCAGATATTTCTAAAATTTTAAAATGGACTAATTCAGGTATGCCAGATATATTTACATCAATAGATCCAAGTAATAATAATAATATAAGTCCTATCTCTGGTGTAGTAAATATATACTTTTTACATGCTTTAGCTATATTATGTATGAGTGAACAAGTTACTTTAACATCTAATGAAATCAATGCTATGAAAACATTACCATTGCTTAAAATGGATCCATCTGGTAATTTCCATAATCATGTATGGGAATTAAATTTATCACCAATAGATACATTACCAGCATCAGTTGCAAATGTTCCTGCATTTAAATCTTTAATGCAAGTATTAGAAAATACATCTGTATTCTTTAATAATCAAGATGCTAATAATTCAAATGTTACATTAAAAGATCATTGTGCTGGTCAAGCATGTGTTAATGCACTTATAAAATTATATGAAAATTTACTTGATAATGCAGCAGATTCATCAAATAATCCGTTATACTCATTAGAAGAATTTAATACTATAACAGAAAGTGGATTTTATATGACAAATATGATTGGTGCTGGAAATACATTCAGATTTTATCCTGCAACCCCTGGTGCTGCCAATTGGGCTTGTCCTATGATTACTGCAGCACAACAAGCAAACTTAGGAACTGTATGTACTTCACTTATTTCAACATTATTAAACCAATATACTACAAGAAGTGGTGATACTAACTATAAATCTTTTGTTCCATTTGTAAGTCCTCTTGTTAAATCTGCTGCTGATCTTGCATCTGCTATATTACCTACTGATGCCTGTCCATGTGCTTAAATTTTAATACCTTATTATTTTTACATATTATTAAAAAAATAATATGTAAATTATTAATTAAAAATTTATGATTTTATATATTAAATTAATATTATTCACCATAAAATTTTTTTACTTTTGGATTTGCCACAATTTTACTATAATCAAAACTTGTTAAATATAAACCTTCTAATGTCTTTACGCGAGAAAGTGCTACATATGTTTGACCATACTCAAATATATTTTTTCCAATATCCATAATTGCTGCATCTAAAGTTACACCTTGTGCTTTATGAATTGTAATTGCCCATGCATAAATTAATGGAATTTGAGATACAGATACATTTTTATTAGTTTCAGAATTCCAAACATAACTACCAATAGTAATTGGTTTCTCAATATTATTAAATTTTACTAACGGTAATCCCATTTCAAAACCAACAACTATTCCTTGACTTCCATTTGCTATTTGATTTTCACTATTTAAATCAATATTTGCAACACACATTACATGAGTTCCTATCTTTAATTCTAATGTTTTTTCTGCCATGATATTATTTGCTAAAAATTCATAATCATGTTTTAACGATGCATTACTAGATAACATTAAATTATGTAATTCATCTTCTATTGCTTCTTTTTTTTTTGATGATTTTAAAAATTTAATATTATAAGTATATCTCTCAACATCTCCCAAATCTTTATAACATTTTGTATTAATTAAATCTGAATCTCTTTTATATGGATTAATAATTGTTAATACTTTTATTTTTCTTATTTCTTCTAATTCTTCTTTCTTAAAAATACGGGATTCTAGTGTTGCTTTTGTAGAATGTGTAATTTTTCCACGTCTAACATATTTTAATACTTTTAAAAATTGATCCTCATCTTGTCTAAAAATACTTTTTAAAACTATTTGATTTTCTGGTGGAAATATTTCATACCACAATGGATGTTCAAAACAAAACATTGATGCTTCCTTTTCATTATCATTTGACATTACCGGTGGTAATTGATAAAAATCCCCCGAAAATATTACTTGTAAACCCCCAAAAGGAATATTTGGTTTATTATATATTTTTCTAGCAATTTTATCCAATAATAATAAAATTTTTAATGACATCATACTAACTTCATCAATTATTAAACATTCTAATTTAAACCACTTCTTTAATTTATATTTTTTTTTAAATAATTCTTCTAAAATATCTGAAATTGGTTTGTTTGCAAGACCAATTCCCGCAAAACGATGTAATGTAATTGCTTTACAATTTAATAAAATACTTGCGCATCCTGTTAAAGCACACACCTGAATATTTCTCTCATTTTCTTCTGCATCACTTACTATTTTTTTTATTAAAAATGATTTACCTGCTCCACCAGGACCTGTTAAAAATACATTTTCTCCATTTTTATATTTTTCAAAAACTATATTTTGTTCTTCATTTAACATTAAATTATTATTTAATTATTTTTATAAATTCTTAAAATTATTATTTATTTTTCAATTTTGAATAAAATAATAAATTAAATATATACTAAGTAAAAATAATTCTACTTTATAATTTAAAATATATTTATTTTTATATTTATTTATAAAATATAATGCAAAATTTCTATCATTGAAAAGATAATAAGTAAAAAAAATTATATCATTAGTACTATTTGAATTATTTATAAATGGTATAATATAACTACTTGTTTCAGTTAATGTAATGGCTAATAATGGGTTAGATGGCAATAATGTGCATCCACTTATTGCTCTTGTTATTCTTATTAATGGAATAATATACATTAAAAATATTATTATAAAAATTTTAATATATTATTATAATATATTTATGAGTAAAGTTAATTATTTTTATTTAATTATACCAATGTTTTCAGTATATACAACAGGAACATTATATCCAATAAAAGAAAATGAAGAAAAAACAAAAGAATTATGGTTTAGACCTCCTGGATATGTTTTTGGAATAGTATGGCCAATATTACTTGCATTAATCGGATATTCTTGGTTTATTTCTCCAAAACTTTCATTATATTATTGGATATTAACATTTTTATTATCATCATGGGCATTATTATTTAGTTTTAATAAATATTATGCTTTTTATAATATATTAATAACATCATTATTAACACTTTATTTAATACTTAAAAAATCATCACTATTATTATTGCCATTATTTTTATGGTTATGTTTTGCTAGTATACTTGCTTTTTACTCTATTTAAAAATAATTTTATAATATTATTAAATGAAAACTATTACTTTTAATAATATTAATTATGTTATTGGTCAAAATGCACAAGAAAATTGGAATATATTAGAACAAGCAAATAATATAAATTCTAATTATATTTGGTTTCATTTAAATAGTTTTCCATCATGTTATGTTATAATGTATTCTACACTCAATGATTTAAATGATAATAGCTATAATGAATATCTAAATTATGGAGCAGAACTATGTAAAAATAATAGTAAATATAAAAATATGAAAAATATTAAAATATGTTATACTTCTCTCAAAAAATTAGAAAAAACACAAAAAATTGGAGAAGTAATTATAAATGGAAAAAAAAATATTATTAAATTATAAATATTTTATCTAATTTATAAAAAATATTTAAGATATTATAAATTATACTTACCATAAAACAGTAACTAAATATTTGTAAAAAAAATAATATTATTAAATTATAATAATAATAATAATAATAATTTTAATGTTAAAAAAAATTTCTAAATTAAATTATAAATGTTATTTGTATTACTTAAATTATAGAATAAATAAAATTACTAATGTAAATGATATAATAGATATACTTAATAATATAAATTTTTTTAATAAAAATACAAGTTGTGATACTATTTTAAATATATTAAATGATTGTTTCAATTTTTATCCACCAAATGAAAAAATTATGCAAGTTATATCTAGTTTACAACAAAAATACCAATTATCAAATGGAATTGAAGACTATTCTTGTTTTATTATGTGGACTTCTATATTATATTTTATAAATGAAAATTATTCTTTAAAAAAAATATCATATGTAACTCTTCAAACTAATCAAAATTATCAAAATTATCAAAATTATCAAAATTATCAAAATCTTCCAGATAATTTATGTTGTTTAATACGTATATAAATATAAAAAAAATACACATTTTTTATAAATAAATAAATATTACCATTTATCGTAATAAAAAAAATATTAAATAAAATATGAAATTTTTTATAATTTTTTGTTTGGCAAATTTTTTTGAATTGGACATTTTTAAAATGTC